CAAGCTGATTTTGGACGCAGAGTTCAATGTGTTATCAGCAGAAACGGAGATCTTGCTTATAGAACTTATTTGCAAGTAACTCTTCCTGAAATTAACCAACTTATGGGTCTTGGAAACTATACTTCTGGACAAAATACCGGTGTTTATGCCCGTTGGTTAGATTTCCCTGGTGAGCAATTGATTGCTCAAGTTGAGGTCGAAATCGGTGGTCAAAGAATCGATCGTCAATATGGTGACTGGATGCACATCTGGAACCAACTTACTATGACTTCTGAGCAACAACGTGGATATTTCAAGATGATCGGTAATACTACTCAACTTACATTCATTACTGATCCCTCTTTCTCTGACGTCGAATCTCCTTGTGATAGCATGGCTCCTCGTCAAGTTTGTGCTCCTCGTAATGCTCTTCCTGAGACCACTTTGTACGTTCCTCTTCAATTCTGGTTCTGTACCAACCCTGGTCTTGCTCTCCCTTTGATTGCTCTTCAATATCACGAAGTCAAGATTAACCTTGATATCAGACCTATTGATGAGTGCTTGTGGGCTGTTACTACCTTGAACTGCAACACTAATCCTTACAGTGGTGCTGCTGGTCAATACAATGTTGGTCGCCCTGTTCCTGCTACCATTGCTTACAATCAATCTTTAGTTGCTGCTTCTCTCTATGTTGATTATGTCTTCCTTGACACTGATGAACGTCGTAGAATGGCTCAAAATCCCCATGAGTATTTGATTACCCAACTTCAATTCACTGGTGATGAGTCTGTCGGTTCTTCTAGCAACAAGATTAAACTTAACTTCAATCACCCTGTTAAGGAGCTTATCTGGGTTGTTCAACCTGACCAAAACGTCGACTATTGCTCTTCCTTGACTTGTGATGCTCTCTTGTTCAAGGTCCTAGGTGCTCAACCTTTCAATTATACTGACGCGATTGATGCTCTTCCTAATGCTGTTCACGCTTTCGGAGGTCCTGCTTCTGTTGCTGCTGATTCCCGCGCGTATATTGATGCTCGTGGTCTATTCCAAGATGCTGGTGCCCTCGATTACCAACCCGCTGACTATTTCCAAGGTTTCACTGGATACTGGCATGGTCCTTCCAACCCTTACAGCGAAGTCAACCTTGGAGGTCCTCAAGTTCCTTTGAATACTACTGGCCTTGACCCCTCTGTCATCGCTGCTCTTTCTTCTGGAACAAACTCTAGCCATAACGAGAACTCTGGTGTTTCTGATGCCGGTACTTTCGTTCTCACTGAGACTTCTTTGGATATGCATTGCTGGGGCCAAAATCCAGTTGTCACTGCTAAGCTTCAATTGAACGGACAAGATCGCTTCTCTGAGCGTGAAGGTTCTTACTTCTCTTGGGTTCAACCTTACCAAGCTCACACTCGCAATCCTGATGAAGGTATCAATGTTTACTCGTTCGCTCTTCGTCCTGAGGAACATCAACCAAGCGGCACGTGCAACTTCTCCAGAATTGATAACGCCACTCTTCAATTGGTCTTGTCTAATGCTACTGTTGAAGGAACTAAGACTGCTAAGGTTCGTGTCTATGCTACCAACTATAATGTTTTAAGAATTATGAGTGGTATGGGAGGGTTAGCATACTCAAACTGAGCGGGTTGGGTGGATTTTACAAATATATACAATTATATTTTATTATTTATTACACAAAACTACTTAAAAACATTATTACAAATAATATCATAATATGAATATTAATAAAATTGATTCATATTTTGAGAACGATAATATCCTTATATCATCTAAAATGAAACCAACATATGGAACAAATGAAGAACTTAATTGCGGAACTATTACTTATAAAGATAAAATTTATTTAATTGATTATAAAGATAAAGATAAGATTATAAATTTTAATAAGAATTTTATATTTAATGATTTTGAAAATGAAAATTATCCATCATATACTTATAATTATAAACGTTTTACTTATCTAGATTTTATATTTAATTATGATTCTGACAGCGTTTATTATAAATTTAAAAATAATAATAAATATGATTTAAGGCGTTCTAATGTTGAAATATATCATCCATATCATAAAATTATATCAGAAAAATATCAAATCGTTGAATATATACCAGGTCATTATATAACATTGGGACAAGACGCATTTATTATGAAAAATCCATTATGGAAAATAAATGACAATAATAAAGAATATTTATTAATGTATTGTGAAAAAGATACTATTTGTAAATTATGTTATGAGAGTTATCAAAAAATTTTAGATTATGAAAAAAATTTAAATAAGAAAATAACTTGGTTTAAACTTCAAAATGGTTATATTATGGGAAGCATTGATTTATATATTCACCAAATAATCACAGGATGTTATGGTTATGGCAGAGGCACTAAAACAATCAGTGTAGATCATATAGATCAAGACCCATTAAATAATACTATAGAAAATTTAAGAATTGCCACAAGAAAAGAACAAGAAGAAAATTCAAAAGGCATTAAAGATGGAACAAAAAGAGAAAGAAAACACAATGCTAAAGATTTACCTGAAGGCATAACACAAGATATGATGAAAAAATATGTTGTTTACTATCACGAATGGTTAGATAAGGAACATACTAAACAGAGAGAATTTTTCAAGGTTGAAAAACATCCAAAATTAGACAAACCTTGGTGCACAACAAAATCCGAAAAAGTTTCTATTCAAGATAAGTTAAAACAAGCTAATAAAGTTATAGATGATTTACAAAATGATATTTATCCAGAAAAGGAAGCAACTCAATTGCCAAAATATGTTTCTTTAATAAATACAAGAGGAAAACAACATTTAGTATTTGATAAAATACATAATGATAAGAGACTAAATTTAAAAATGGTATTGCCTGATGAATATGATATTCATGAACAAATAATGATGTTAAAAATAAAAATCAAACAAAAATATGGTGCATATCTAATCGACAATAAAAATATATTCAATTATAGATACCTTACTGAAATTGATGACAAAAATAAGTACGTAAAGAAAATTACATTTGATATATTTAGATGTTTTTGTCGTAAAAACTATACTATAGAATTTGAAATTGAAAAAACTGAAAGAGATGCTATTTTAGAGGTAGAAAAATGGCTTTCTGAAAATATAACTGAAGAATATTTTAATAAATATATAAATTATTGTGATATAGAAGATCAAAAAAAACATTATGTAAATTATGGGGTATATTGCAATTGTAATCGTGAAAATTATGATAATTATAAAAATTGTAACAAAGGTGAATTATTAGGAGGAGGAACATTTATTGATATTATTGAAAAAATTTCATCTGATCATATTTATTTGGTTTGTGGTTCTTAAAATAAATTTAATATAGTCAATTAAAATATTAACATTAAATGAAGTATATTTGTTCGTTCCATTTTCTATTATAGCATGTTCCATATAATAATTATTATTATAAAGAAATTGGAGAGAAAGTTATATTATTCCCTCAAAATTAATTGAACCTAAAAATATTTGTTTACCTTCATAATAAATAATAACAAATATAGATTTATAAAAATTTATATTTTTTATTTTAAGATTTAATATTTCATTCATCATATAATAAACTTTAATTATTATATGATGAAATATATTATTTTTATCCAATATAGATAATTTTATTTGAATTTTATTAAGATTATTAAATTGTCTAATTATATTTTCTTTTATAAATTCTATATATGATTTAATATAAGCTTCTTCGTTTTTACAATAAACTAATTCTCTCTTAAGATCTTCAATAGATTTAATTTTAAATCCTTCTAGAACAGAATAATTATATTCCCAATTAATTTTTGATGATAAACGTTCAGCGTACATATTTAATTATTATTTAATATACTTAATAAAGATAATAAACATTTCAATTTTATTATAAAAAAAATTGAAATAAAAAAAACGAGTTTATTAAATAACAAATATAATAAAGATAAAAATGACATCGACTTTTAGAGTTATGAAGTTTAATTATAAAGTAGTTTATAGAACTCATGTGCACTCAATAGAAATTGAATCATGTAAAACAATAAGTAATTTAATAACTGAATTAAAAATTAAATCAAGAGAATATATTAATAACTATTATGATATTGAAGTTGTAGAGGGTGGAAATGAAATGAGTCCAAAATTAGAACCATCTGAAATGACATTAGAAGAAAAATATGGAAATAGATATAATTTTATATCATTTTATATTCGTCCTGTTGTAAGAGGAAGATTTATTATGAGTGATGATTATTCAATTTTCCCATATCAACATTAAAAATAAAAATAAAAAATTTTACACTTACAAATTTATATTTTTTTACAAAATTTAATCTTCGTATTCATCTGAACTAGTTTCTTGATATTCTGAAGATTGTTCTTCAATATCATCATTATTATCATCATCTTGTAATTCAATATATATTCCATTTTCATATTTAACTTTTTTGCTATTAAATAGAATATTCATATTAATTACTTCAGGCTTTTCAGTATCAGATGTAAATAATTTTAAAATTTGTGTATCATCTCTAAATCTAACTGTATAAGTTTGTTGAATATTATTTCTACCAATACGACCCATTGCTTGAATTACTTTTTCTTGTGTTAAATCTAAATCTTTACTTAAAAATCCATGACAAAATTGATAATTCGTTCCATAAATATAATCGCTAGATGCTATAATAATATATAATTTTTGTTCATCAGCTAATTTTTTCATAATTTCAGTGTAAGTTATATTATCATGATTAATAAATACTCCAATGCCCATCATAAGTAATACTTTCCATAGATTATCGACACCATTTAACGCCATTATATCAGAAACTATTTGTTCATCAACAGAGCTAGTAAATGAATTAGATACGTTTAATTCAGGTGCCCATTTTTCTAAATGACTTTTTTTATTTGGTATAAAAGTATCATTTAAAGAAGCATTTTTAATTAAGCTTCGATATCTGTTAATTTCTTCAGTAAGTTTATTTAATTTACCTTTATTCTGAAATTCATCAGGTAGATCCTTTGAAAATTTTTTTGAGTCTTTATTAGATTTATTTCGTCCTCCGCTTACAACATTTTTAACGCGCTGTTCGAGTTCATCTTTCATAACGTCAATTTGAGATTCTAATTCATAAATTTTTTCATTTACCATATTGTTATATTCAATTTTTTTCATAATATCATCCATCACTATAGCTGGAATATTCGCTTGTTGAATACAAAATTTAGATATTTTTTCAATATCATTTGAAATAAATATTGTTGGACCATCTGTTAATGTATAAGCGTCTTTTGTAGTAACATATACTCCAGATGTTCCTTGTGGAATATTTTCAGAATTTTTTAAATTTGATGTATTTGATGTAATTTGTTCTGATGCTAATCTGGAAATAGGAGTTCCCGATAATTTATTATTAGGAAGCGACGAAACACCAGGACCTAGACTTCTTGTTTTTTTTAAACCTTTTGTATCAACTGAAGTATTTTCTTTAATTCTGGGCATTCTATTACCAATAAAATGATTATAAATTTTGACCCATTCTGTATTCTTTATATTTCTTAACATTTCAACATAATATATTTTTATATTTTTCATATTAATAGAATCTAAATCTTCAAAATGTCTATCAATATGCATTTTATTATTTGCATAATTATTTTTATTTATAAAACCTATAAATTCGACTACTTCTTTTAAATCAAAATATCTCAAAAGTGTTAAGTAATTTTTACAATGTAATGAAATATCTATGATATTATCATAATTATCACTTAAGTAATGAGGTAATACTACTAACCCATCTTTATTAATGATTGGAATAGATTTTTTACAATCATGGCTTACTATATTATATATCTGTGCGCCAGGAAATTTATTAAGAAAGTCAGGTATAGTTTCATGTAATTCACTTTCTTTTGGTAAAGTAGCTGATGATAATACAATTGTAGGTATTATATTCTCTTTCCAATTTTTTCTAATTGTTTTATGGAATTCGTGTTCATTATAATCCATTGTAATAGTAGGTTCATCCCAATAAGTTATTATATCGTTTTTATCGAAAAATGCTAACATATAATACATTGAAGCTAAGTAAGATTTTATGTCACTAATTATGATCTCAACATTGTCACCTATACTATTGTCTACTTTTCCGATTCCACCAGTTCGTTTATTCCTAGTAAATTTTTTCGCGGCGAAATAATGTAATCTAATGTCATCCGCACTAGAACAACCGAAAGCAAACCCAACTTTTTTATTAACTGAAATAGCTGCTCTAGCAAGAGCTAAACCTACATGCCTCGCAGCACAAACAAATATAATTTTTTTACTCTCTGACAGAGCTAATGGTGTTAATGTTTTACCAGTACCTGTTGGAGCCATATATAGTATTAATTTTGGTGTAATTTCATTATTTTTAATTAATGTAAATATTTCTTTTTGATGTTCATATAAAACTAAATCATTGTATTTTAAAATATTTTCGTTTTTTTCAATAAATTCTACAGCGTTTTCAATAATTAGTAATTTTTCTATTTCATTTTCGAAATTTTTAAGAATTATGTTTACAATATTTTTAATATGTCTATTTAAATATATAATATTATTTCTAATTAATTTATAAAGCGTATAATAATGATAATTATATGCTTTAATATTTTTATTCTTTTTACTGATAATTAATTTTTCTATATGTTCAAGTAAAACAAACTCATAAACAGCATTGTTTTCTATTGTTTTATCATCAAATCTCTCTAATCTTGTTCTGTCGATTGAATTTGGTTTTATATTAGCATCAATTTTCATATTTTTGTATCCTGGTATCAAAGACTTTAATTCAATTTCAATTTTATCACATCTTTTACGTATATATTTGTTGAAAACATAATCCTCCATTTTTTCAGAATACTCTATCTTCAAAAATGTAAATATAGAATTATTATTATTTATTCTAATATTTACGTCATTAAAACCTGATATAATAAGTTTTAATATATCAAGTTCTGAAGAAGAAACTGGTATCTCAATAGATTCCCATTCTGACTTATTTAATTTGCGTTGATTTAAATCCATTGTTTAAGTATAATCAATTAACTATATCATTATCTTTATATTTATTTTTAAAATCAATTTTTTTTAAATTAAAAAATTAATAATAAAACTAACTAATTTAAACACTTGAAGATTTTATTTTATTTGATTATAAAATAATTTGATTATAAAATAAAATTGAAATATATAATTAAAATCTATATTAATTTATAAAGAAAATGAACTCTAACATTCAGATTATATCTATTGAAGGTAATATTGGCTCTGGAAAGTCTACATTATTAGAAAACTTGAAATTTTATTATAAATACAATAAAAACGTTATCTTTTTAAAAGAACCGGTTGATGAATGGTCTACTATTAAAGATGAAAACGGAATAACTATTTTAGAAAAATTTTATGCTGATCAACAAAAATATTCATTTTCATTTCAAATGATGGCTTATATTTCTAGATTAAAATTATTACGAGATACTTTAAATGAAATAAAAAACTCTGAAAAAAAATATATTATAATTACTGAGAGAAGTTTATATACAGATAAAATGGTCTTTGCGAAGATGCTTTATGATTCAGGTAAAATTGAACATATTAATTATCAAATTTATTTAAATTGGTTCAATACATTTGCCGAAGAATTTCCACTTAGTAAAATAATTTATGTTAATACTTCACCAGAAATTTGCCATAAACGAATTAATAAAAGGTCTAGGGACGGTGAAGATAATATACCTTTAGAATATCTTAAATCATGTCATAATTATCACGAAGATATGTTAAATACTAATTTTTCAGAATGCATTTGTCATTCCCAATTATTATTAGACGGCAATAACGATATTTATGTTGACAAACATATATTATATTACTGGATAACACGAATAAATAGTTTTATATTCTAATAAAATAAAATGTCAATATAATATATTATGAGTATAAATTATACTGATAATAATACAATTATTTTTACTTTAGCTAGAATGAACCCTCCTACGCCAGGTCATTTATACATAATAAGAAGATTAATTCAAGAAGCTATTAATAAGGATGTTAATAACGTTTATGTTATTCTCTCAAAAACAAATGACAATAACGAAAATCCTATATCTTGTCAAGAAAAAATAAATGTTTTGGGTAATATTGAAGACATAACAAAAACAATGATTAACTCAGAAAAACTTAAAATGATTGAAGAAACAGAAAATCCAGAAGTCAAATCTAAAATTGAATTTGTAAATGTACACGCTATATGTGTTCCTGATAGAAAAGGTGCTACACCATTTACACCTTTATTTGATATTATTGTATCCAAAAAAAATATACCTGATTTAAATTTATTTTTAATTATAGGTGACGATAGAAAAAATATGTTAGATTCTATTACTGATTTTTTCTTTAAAAAATTACCAAATGTTAACTCAATTGACGGTATAATAACACCTAGAGAAGAAATGTCGCAATACAAAGAATTATCTAAAGATCCAGCTAAATTAGATGCGTTAAATATGTCAGATGTCATAAAAAATAATGGAATGTCTGCTTCGTTTGTAAGAAACGTTGTTAGAAATAATAGACTTGATAAATTTACGGAACTATACAGCCCATTTTTAGATGAATCAAAAATACCTGAATTATTTGAAGCAATCAAAATCGGTATTGAAACACTACCGCCCAATAAGAAAAAAGATAATTCTGTTTCAGGTCCTCTCAAATATAATTATCCAATGATTAAAAACATTGATTATGAAGAAACTATGTCTTCTAAACGTAATACAGAAAATATTGATACATCAGAAAAACAAACTAAAAAACGAAGAACAAAATATGGTGGAAAAAGAACTAAAAGAGTAATGAAAAAGAAAAATAAATCAAGAAAAAACAAAAATAGAAGAAACTCAATGAAAAAATAAATATAAAACCATATTATTAAACGACAAATTAAACACTGAAATATGTGATTATATTTGAAAATCAATTACAACTGGGTAATGATCTGAATTATATTTTCCACAATATTCGTTGTATCCGTGATATATAAAAACATCTATAATATATTTTCTAATATAGTCAGTCATTAATACATGATCTATCATAGAATAGTCATTTTGTGAAGCTGTATTACAGTTATTATCTGAATCCCACCAATCACTATATCGTTGATTTTGAACTATTTCTTCAGCAGCATTATATAATTGATATAGTCCAGCATAATCTCCTGAAATACCTTTTAATATATCTAATACCTTTGAAGTAGGTTTATTATTATTCATATCCAATATTTCTGCGTCATAATCATTAAAATCTCCCATCATAATAACTTCATAACCTTTATTGATATAAGAATAAATTACTTTTTGTAATACAGAGGCCTGTGCTTCACGTTCAGCGCATCTTGTTTTATCTGTTGGAATTGCTAATAAATGACCCGCAATTAAAGCTACATCTGTGTTGAATAATTTAAATTCTGTAATATAATGTTTGCTCACGCCATATGTTCCAGAAGAACCAGTATATCCACAATTTGAATTTGGAATAGGATAGGTATATTTAACTTCTGTTCTATACAAATTTACAATTGGATCTATACGTGTTAACATACCAACATTTTGCCCAGTAGCAGTATCAGTTCCTTTTTTTAAGTAGGGAATATAACTTCCATCTAATTTATCTTTCAATATATTTAATTCATCACAACCTTCAACTTCACAAAAATTTATTATATCTGGATTTAATGTATTAATAACATCAGCAACATAATCCATATGTATTTCTGCTTCGCTCTGATTAACCCATGTACATCCGTTCCCTGGACAATCCATTGCACTGTAATAATCTATAAATAACCATTCTACATTATATTGCATTAATCTCAATTTATTTTTATTAACGCGCCTATCCCCAACTGATAAAACATTTGGACATTCAGTATCCGCAGCATAAATCGAATAAATTAGACAAAATAACAAAAGCAAATTATACATATATATATTTATATAATATTATATATTTAATATATTATATAAAATTGATATTCAATATATTTTATAAAATGTATGTATATATTATGTTACCAAAAATTAAAAATAATCAAACTATTAGGACACCTAAAATACATCCTGAATTTGATTTCAAATTAAATTTTGACGGTTGTAGTAAAGGTAATCCTGGTTTATCGGGTGCTGGTGCTGTTATTTATTGCTTAGATGACGAAATATGGGCAGATAGTTTATTCGTGGGTACAAATTGTACTAATAATTATGCTGAATATTCTGGACTTATATTTGGATTAAATAAAGCCATCGAAATGAAAATCAAAAAGTTATTAGTTATTGGGGATAGTTTATTGGTTATAAATCATATGAAAGGTATATATCGTTGTAATTCAATTAATTTAATGCCATTATTTAACAAAGCAAAAGATTTAGAAAAGCAATTTGATTCTATCAGTTATGAACATATCCTTCGTAATAAAAATAAACGCGCAGATGCGTTATCAAATATCGCTATCGATAAAAATTCTTTGAGTTTATAACTAAATATATTTAATAATTTTTTTTATTTAAATATATTTAATAATTTTTTTTATTTAAATATATTTAATAATTTTATTTAATAAATATATTTAATAATTTTATTTAAATATATTATATGAGCGCGTTGCCTACGTTAGGATTAAAAATACCTAATTTAGAATTCTTAAAAGGATATTGGGGAGTACCTACGTCAAGTTTATTGTCATATGACGTATTGGGCGACATTAGAACGCCTAAAATTGACATAACACTTTGGGAAATTACACATACAGATGGTAGTTATTTTTTTGGGAAAGCATACGCTAATGTTGGTGGGGGATGGTCAACTAGAAACATAAGTGGAATGGTTGCACCAAATAACAGAGTATATATAACTTTTGAAAATAGTTCATTTAGTAATATTATAGGAATTGGAGAACTATATCCAAACTATCAAAATAAATTTTTAAAAAAGAAAGGACTATTTATAATGCAAATGAGTACAACACCTTCAGAATCAGACCCTTTATACGGAATACATTCTTCTTATATGTTTCCCATAACGCAACAAGATATATTTTACAATAAACTACCAGGTAGTAATACTCTAAATGGAGGTAATGGTTTTTGGAGTGTTCCACAATTTATACAATTAGCAATAGATAATACATAAAAAGTAAATATATTATTTTATACACAATTTTTAATTGATTTAATAATTAAATATATCGTTGCTATATTGATAAACAACATAAGATACATCATTATATATATAATGTAATATGAAGTCTTACACTCTTCATTAATAATTTTACATTTATTATTGAGTTCTTCTAATTTAACATCTTGTTTTTTATATGTCATCATTATATAATAGTAGAGATATGTTTATTATATAATTATAAATCTTACATTAATATTCTAATAATCTTACATTTAAAACTTTATTTGGCTTGAATTTTAATATATCTAATTCTTTTTTTGTTGTCGGAAATTCTGTATCTCCATATATATCTTGAAGCATTAACCATTCGAATAATCCACCAGGATAAATATAGACATTGTTAAAACCTAATGAAGCTAATTGATCATATTTACTATATATTTTTTCATCATTACAATTTTTACCATAAACTATAATTTTTATATCTTTTAATGAACGTTTTAAACACGAGTTTACTATATTTTCCTCATTGTTAATATTTATAGTATTCATTATTAAACAATCTTGTTCTGAAACGTTTAGTGTATTTATTAATAAATGTTGTTGATTATTTTTTATCGCATATTGAATATCTTCGTAATTTATTTTAATTGAAGATGATAATTTATTACCCATTAATATAATAATTATTATAATATTTATATATTTATTATATTAATTATTTTTATACATGAATGCTTTATCTAATTTATCTTCTCATACACGACAAGTAAATGGAGTAATTTTTTTATATTTTTAATGAAATTTAACCACGATTTCAACATCTTCTTTTTTAATACTTTTAGAGGCTGATATCGACAATTCTTCTCTCTTTTTTCTTGTCTTTGAATTATCTGTTACAGTTTCTTTTCTTTTTGATGTACTATTACGGTTATTCATATCTTTTTCAATAATTTCATAATTTTCTTCTATATAGTCTATTACTTTATTTTCAATTGCCCATTTAAAAAAATTGAGTTGTCCAATAGTGGTTTCTATAAAATTGTTACCTTTATACGGTATACTAATTCTATCCCATCTACAAAATGGATCTAATCGTTTTTTACTGTACGCTTTTAATTTTAATTTATAATCAAAATAAACTTTAAATCGAATGTTCTCCCCATTTTTATTAATCAAATCATATAGAGTAAAATTTTTTTTAGCATAATTAGTTACAAACCAATCAACAATTCTCAATGATATTTTAGATTCACCCGTAATAATTTTAAGCATCCTTGTTAAATTTTCTTCATCTTTATAAAATTCCATTAAATTATTAAGCAATAATTCGTTTTGTGTTGTATAGTTATTACTCATTATGTAAAATTTATAAAACTTATTTAAGCCGTTTATTTTAAATATTATTTTTATATTTTTAAAATAAACTAAAATTATATTATATAATGGCAGATTTTATGTCGATGTTTTTTGGTCCTTTAGATAAAAGTTCTTGTGTATATTTTTTAATATTAACAATTATATTTTTTATTGGTTTATCCATTTTAATCTTTAATGAATTTATATTTGTTATTCAAAATTTTAATAAATTAAATTTTAGAATGATTAGTTCTGGAATCATAATATTATTCAATATATTTATAGCTTACTTTGTAAATAGACTTCTTTATACTATGTGCAGTAAATCATTAGCTTAATTTATATTTTTCTCATTGTGTCGTATTAATAGGTTTTAAATATTGATCCCTTACTGAAACATCATCTAAATAGTTTGTTTGACTTAAAAAAGGGTTAATTCCGATTTGTTGAATTAATTCTCTGTCAGCTAATTTATTCCCTAATTCTTCTCTCTTATTTGATACTTTAAACTTTGTTCCAGACGAAGTTTGATTTAATATTTCCCACGTATTTTCATCGTGATTTAATGAAGATGTATATGCTAAACTTTCTTGTTCTTTACTAAATTTTTCTTGTTCTTTATTTAAATTTTCTTTTTCCATTTGAATTTGATGTTTCATCCGCCTAGATCTCTCATAAGGTTTTCCATCTGTCCATTTTAAATTCATACTAATAATATATTTATTCTTATATTATTAATTAATTTATTAAACTATCATCTTTTTTAACTAATTTTAATTGTTTTGTAAACAAAAATTTTTCGTCATTTCTTCTTCTCCTTTTTAAATTACATTCTAAACATGCTAAATAAAAATTATCTATATTATGGCCTCTATCGTTATCAATTCTATCAACAGACCATTGTTTCATTTCTCTCGATATATCATATAATACTAACATTTCATTATTACAATAATAACATTTTAATTCTGTATCAATCATTTTATTAATGATTGTCTGTATATTTATAAATTTAGTTTCATCAAATAATTTTTTAATAATATCTTGTTGTTTATATCCATATATTTTTTTATTTATTTGTTGATACATTACTTTTGATATATGATTAAAATGATTATAATTATTATTAAAAATTTCTTTCACATTTGTCATTTGGTTTTCATATTCGTAATCTTCACGGTTAAATGTCCATTTTTCTGATTCAATTCGTTTTTTTTCTTTATTGTTTTTTTCAACGTTTTTTGTAATATATGTATATTTATTGGGTATATCTATTGTAATTTTCTTTAAATCTGTCATTATATTATTATACCATAATTTATATTTATATGATAATAATATAAATAGACAATAAGGAATATATATTTTACGAAATATATATTCTATAAAAGTAAGTTAAACTCTATTTAATATAATATATATATAAATGGAAAACATTGTAGTTACTAATGAATGTCAGGAACTTAAAAATATTAAATATAAATCAATGTTGTTAACTGGAGCACCTTTACAAGAAACTAAATCATCAAACGATTTATCTAATTTAGATAAATTTCTGGAAAACGAAAAAAATATTAATGTGAATGAGCCTTGGTGTAAATTAAATAAAACAATAAAAACTAAAAAATTAGTCGAATACGTGGAAACTTATAAAAAAGACAATAATTTAAATGATGAAGAAGAACAATTATTAGTAGCATTTTTTAAGGATTGTCTTGACAGAAAAAAATTACAACGAGTTAAAGATGTAATTTATGATAAAGATAATGGAGTTATTAAAGATATACCTGCTTTATTTTTTGTTAAAAATACTAAACATTTTACATTAAAAAATATAGACAAAAGAGTATCAACTCTTAAATCATTAGCACCAAAAAAAACTCAAGGAACAATAAGAAAAAAAGATTTTTCTAAAAACGATCCTGATTCAGAAGAAGACGAAGAAAACTAAATATTTACTTATAATATATGAAATTGTATAAAAATAATTTAATAGATAACGGTAATTTTAATTATGTATTATTAGGTAAACTACGCAACACACCTGGTTCTATTGTACGTAAATTTAAATATTGTAATAATAATGTAAATGATTTACAAACAACATTAAATTGTGTTTTTGATATAAATCCAAAAATAATTAATTATAATTTTGAAACATATCATATATTAAACGATGTACCATTAGATATAGATATAAACAATTTAGAAAATGATATTATAGAAAATGATACTACGACAAAACAAATATCAGTAGGTCCTTTTACACCATCTCAAATTAAAAAAGCGTATTCTATCAATAATATTCTACCTATTAGCGGAAAGAGACGAACAATCGTTACAATAATTACAGCGTTTAATAATCCGTATTTAGTAAGAGATGTAAAAAAATTTGGCGAAATATTTAAATTACCACCATGTAGACTTAAAATATATAATTTTTCAAAACAATTTGTTAGTAACTGGGCTATTGAAACTACTTTAAATGTTCAATGGATATATGCTGTAAATCCTTATGTGGAAATACGCGTAATACAAGCTGCCTCGTCTAATTTTAAAGATATGTTTAATGCTATTAATTTTTCTAATAATAGAAATAACTTTACACCTAAAATAGATACAGATGTAGTAAATATGTCTTGGGGAATGCGTGACAATGGTAATTTATTTTCATATAATAATTCTTTTATAAATAATAAAACGATTTACGTTGCTTCAAGTGGAAATAATAATTTTGTAACATTTCCATCTTGTTGTACAAATGTTTTAGCGATTGGCGGGACGACATTAAATTTAAATAGCGACAATACAAGGTTTTCTGAAAAAGTATGGTCTTATACTGGTTGCGGTTATTCTGAATCATTTATTACTCCATCATATCAGACGTCATATCAGACGTCAAATGGTTCGAGGATTACTCCTGATTTTAGTTGTGTAGCTGATCCTCAAACTGGATGTTATATAGTAATAAATCAACGATTATATTCTATTGGTGGTACATCATTATCGGCACCGATTTATGTAGGTATGTTATCTATACTTACACAAAAAAGAATAAACGAAAATAAATTTACATACACATCTGTAATGAACAAATCTAATTCTATTCAACCGTTATTATACAATAATATAAATTGTTTTTTTGATATTATAAATGGGTCTAGCGGTCCTTATAATGCTAATGTAGGTTTTGATATAGCTTCGGGATTAGGTGTGGTAAATTTAGAAAATTTGATACAAACGTTAGGTTAATATATTATTAAATATTTAATTATATATTAAAAACATTTAAACAACATTATATAAGATTCTATGGATATATTTATTTTTGATTTAGAACCTCTTCAAGATATTCTTGATACATTAGTATTTGAAGATGAACCATCGATATTTACCGAAGAATATGCGCTTGATTTAATTGAAACTGCTCTACAACTTATGGAAGAATATATGAATGATAATCCTTCGCTTATTTCAGAACCAGATTTTCATGACATTTTGTTAGAAGAGATCAAGGATTTTTTTTATCTACAAATGGAAGACCATATTTTAGAAAGTGATTATATTGAAGATGATATGAATGATCTATTAGAAGAAGCCTTTAATATTTATATTACAACATTTCATACTGAACGTTCAATTAAAACAGATGAAAACTTATCTGATTTTAAAATAGAACATTTTGATTCAACTAATTCTGAAGAAAATTGTATTTTAGAAAATAATATTAAAAGTGAAATTCAAAATAAAATTCAAAAATTAAGAGAAATACCACAACCAACACAAAGAACACCTGAATGGTATAAATTTCGTTGGAATTTAATAACAGCAAGTAACGCCTGGAAAGCATTTGAAAGTCAAGCTACAATTAATCAATTGATATATGAAAAATGTCAACCGCTAAAAGACTTTAACTCTGTTATTATCGACGAAGAAGTTAAAATGGTAAATACAAATAGTACATTACATTGGGGACAAAAATACGAACCTTTATCTGTTATGCTTTACGAACAATTGTATGATTCTAAAGTTGAAGATTTTGGTTGTATTCAACATCCGAACTATAAATTTTTAGGAGCATCACCTGACGGCATTGTAATAAGTTCAAATACAGGTAGGTTTGGTAGAATGTTAGAAATTAAAAATATCGTTAATAGAGAAATTACTGGAATACCTAAAAAAGAATACTGGATTCAAATGCAGCTTCAAATGGAAGTATGCGATTTAAACGAATGTGATTTTTTAGAGACTAAATTTGTAGAATATCCAGATTATCAATGTTATCAAAATGATTCATCAAGAGCTACGTTTAATGGTGAAGAATTTAATAGTTTTGTTACTACTAAAGACGGTAATTATAAAGGAATTATTATATATTTTCACAAAAATGACGGTACACCATATTATTCTTATATGCCTTTAAATTTATGGACACCAGAAGAAATTTCTCAATGGGAAGAAAATACAATTGAAAAATATCAATCTGAACCTTATAATTATTCATATATTAAATATATATATTGGAAATTAGAAAAGTTAAGCTGTGTATTAGTATTAAGAAATAATGAATGGTTTAAAAACAATATATGCCAATTAGAAAAAGTTTGGAAAATTATTGAACAAGAAAGAGTATCTGGTTATGAACATAGAGCACCAATTAAAAAACAAAAAAAAGAAACGAATTTAAAACCATTTATTAAATCAAATGAAAATGAATGTTTTCTTAAAATTGTAAAACTAGAAAATTAAAACCATTTCGTTATATTTTTGATTTGTTTCAAACTATTATAAATAAATTCATTATGTATATAAATTATATACGTTATGGATAATATAAAAGACGTGCCTATAATAATATATAATAAACGTTTTTTATTATTTATATTATTTATATTATTTTCTCTCTGAGATTCATTATTGATATTATGTAAAATAGATACAGATTCTATGTCATATGTATTTGTATCATATGCGTTATTTGTTATTTCAAATGAATGTATTAATGATTTGTTAAATTCCATATTATACAATATATACTTAAATTTATTTAATATAATATATTTGACATATTAGTTTGATAAGGTAAATTATCAATCAGTTGAATATCTGTAGTAAAGTAACCTACACGTGTTCCACAATCAGGACTTATAGAAGGTAAAGGTTTTATCACATTGCTTTTAATATGTTTATCTTTATATAACGCACCACACATTGAAGCTGGCATACATGTACCTTCATCTGGATTATTTGGATATTTAATATTATTTGTAATTTGTTCATAAGAACCTAACTTAAAAACTGGATAATGCCACCATATATCTGCTGATGTATTATTTGATATTTCATTTTTTCCAATGGACGGATATGTATCTTCAACTAAAACTTTTGTTTGTGAATCAGGAACGATGCCAGATGCTTGGTTAAGTTCATAATTCGAATATCCTTCAAGTATACTATAAAAATTAAAAATTAAAGGCAATCCTATTGCTAATATTATAATTATAAGTAAAAAAACAATTTTGTTCATTTTATATATATATATTATATAAATAATTTTTCTACTTACAATATATAATGAATAAAAATAATTTAAAAGAACTTTCTCAATCATTATCAAGTAATAATATATTAGATGATTCGGGTTTAGATATAACTTGGAATTATTTCAATCTTTTAGCGAGTAGTAAGGAAATGATATTATTTTTATTAACAAAAACGAGTATGATACCGATGATAGATTATTTCGCACAAATTTCAGCCGAAAATCCAAAAAAAGTATATGAAGATTTTGGTTTAAATTTACAACAAGCTACAACAATTCAAAATTTTAATATTGAATTATTAAACATCCAACGAGTAATTCAAATATATTGTTCACAAATGTTTAATTTATCTTCTTATTCCAGCACAATTTTATATGAATTAATAGATAATATTCCAGAAGAAACTAATGTCGAAAATATTGAAGTATTTATGAAAACACTAAATCTATTTAAATCAGGACAACAAAAAGGAGGCAATAAAAATGATACTATTAAAATGTTTATTAAATTACTTTTATTGTTATTGATCATTACACCAAGTATTAAAACTTCTAATGAATTACAAAAAAATTTAGAACTTGTAACAAAAAAAGACGACGCTTATAATCCTTATAATGCCGCAATAATATCAGGAAAAAAAGATGATGAATTTTTAAAAGCTATTAAATCGCTAGAATATAAAAAATCATCTCTCGATATATCAAAAGTTATTACTGTTTATGATAAAAATATAAAAAGTAAATATGATACTTTATTTGGTAGCTTGATTAATTTATTACAACCAACGATGGATGCAAAACAAACTATTTTAAATATAGTTAACAATTTTAATACACAATCAAGAAATTCTTCAATCGATATTCAAAAAAATTGTATTGAATTAATGAAAAATTCATATGATCATGGAATTTTTGCGACTTGGAAAAGTTTAGATGATATTGAAATTACTAAACAAAAAATAGATACAGCAAAAAAGTTAGTTGAAGAAGAAAATAATAAATCAAAAGAAAAAATTGGTGCTACTACTTTCGCTGCTGTAGCTTCGTTAACAACAGGGGACGTTTTTTCAGCAGCAGCATATTTAAGTGCTGCAGGTGAAACTTTTTTTGATTCATTATCATCCACTAAAAAATTAAAAGAAGAAGAAAAACAAATTATAAGTGTTGAAACAGAAAATACACGTGGTTTAAGTATTCAAGAAAAACGCAATTTAGAAAATAAACTATATACCTATTCTAAATTATATTGTTCATATGGGTATAATTTACAGTTAAGCTTTGATGAAACTACCAATGTAATTAATATTTACGGTGATAAAATTGATTATAATTGGATGAAAAATTTAATAGATGTATTACAAGAGAATTTAAAATTATCAATTTCTAACGCAGAAAAAGATACGAATAGACAAGTTGAATATCTGCTTAAAAGCACATTACAACGTCTAGAAATTTTAAATGAAATTACAAATGAATTATCGAATATAATTAATTTCTCATTTGAAACTCATATTATGAACTTACAAATACAACCCTCTGCAAATACAATCAACGAAATCCAAAATTATTTTGATGATCAAATGAATAAACTTAAAGATTTAACAAATAAATTAAATGAAATGTATCCAAAAGACAAAGATGTATTATTAAAAGAGCAAAAAATAGCTGAAGCAGATATAGAATTAAATGTTATGAAACAAAACTTATTAGATCTTCAATCAAATGCTACTAATATTATTAAACAAAAATCAGCAGAAAGATATGCTACAGATTTAGCTAGCTCATGGATAGCTGCAGAAACATATATTAAAAGTTGGATAAATATAAGTGAAAATAGCATAAAATTAACAGGTTCGTCATTAGGTATTTTAACGAAAGAACTATCAAACGCTATTGGCGAAATACCAAAAGCGCTTATTGATACTAGTTTACAACTATTAAATAGTATATTATGGAAAATACTAATAAATCCTAGCGGATGGATTTGTTTAAGCGTTCCATTATTTATTTTTTTATTATATTTTGGACAAATAGCAGGAATGATAAGGACTTTTAAATGGGGTGGTAAAAAATTTATAACAATTTTATACGGAAGCTTTGTTTTTGTTTATGAAATAATTAAAACTCCATTTGGTTATTTATTTAGAAAAGAAAAAACATTTATCGTACAACTTAAAAATAAATTACAACAATATAGAAATCCAAACTATTCCAATTTTTTAGCACAACAAGAAATAGGTGAATTATATGATCCTGCTATAAATTATGCACGAATAAAAAAGGGTGGTAAACAAACTCATAAAAATAATACTATAAAAAAACGAAATAAAAAAACCAGAAAAAATAAAAACCAAAAAACCAGAAAATTAAAAATAAAAAACAAAAAACGTTATACTAAGCACAGAAAAAGTAACAAGTCTAAAAAAGTCTAAAAAGCATTAAATATAATAATTATAATTATTATAAAATATATTTAAAAATAAAAGTATTAATTATATAATGAACAGCTCAATAGAAATGCATGTAATTAAAAGAGACGGAAAACTTGAAGATCTTTCTTTTGATAAGATCTTAAAAAGGATTAGAAAGTTGGGTCAAGAAGCTGGAATACAAATTAATTATCAGTCACTTGTTATGAAAGTTATTGATCAATTATATGATGAAATTCCTACAACAAAGATCGATGAATTAGCTGCCGAACAATGTGCTGTTATGTCTACAAATCATCCTGATTATGCAACTCTAGCTGGACGAATTGTTGTTTCAAATCATCAAAAAAATACTGATTCTGTTTTTTCAAATGTTATGAAACAATTATATGAATTTAAAGATGTACATGGAAACAATTATCCCCTTGTATCAGAAAATTTATGGAATTTTGTCAATCAAAATAAGGAAACGATAAATAACATGATTGATTATAATAGAGATTATTTAATTGATTATTTTGGTTTTAAAACATTGGAGAGAGCTTATTTATTTAAAATTAGCAATAAAATTATTGAGAGACCTCAACATATGTGGATGCGTGTAGCAGTTGGAATTCATGGTGATACACAAAACGATAATCCAGAAACATGTATAATGCTTATTAAAGAAACATATGATTTAATGTCTCAAAAATTTTTTACACACGCGACACCTACTTTATTTAATGCCGGAACACCAAGACAACAATTATCGAGTTGTTATTTGACAGCCATGGAAGATGATAGTATTGAAGGAATTTATAATACCTTAAAAGATTGTGCTTTAATATCTAAATACTCTGGTGGCATTGGATTACATATTCATAATATCCGTGCGAAAAATTCTCATATTCGGGGAACAAACGGAAAAACAGATGGTCTTGTTCCGATGTTACGTGTCTTTAATAATACAGCACGGTATGTAAATCAGAGCGGCAAAAGGAATGGCTCATTCGCTATATATTTAGAGCCGTGGCATGCTGATATTGAAGATTTCCTTGAATTACGTAAAAATCACGGAGACGAAGAAATGAAAGCTCGTGATCTATTCTATGCTTTATGGGTTTCTGATTTGTTTATGGAGAGAGTTAAAAATAATCATAAATGGTCTTTAATGTGTCCTGATGAATGTCCTGGATTAAGTGATGTTTATGGGAAAGAATTTGTTAAGCTATATCAAAAATATGAATCAGAAGGCAAAATTAAAAAATCTGTTTATGCTCGCGATTTATGGTTCAAGGTTTTAGATGCACAAATGGAAACTGGCACTCCATATATTTTATTTAAAGATGCTGCTAACCAAAAATCAAATCAACAAAATTTAGGAACAATTAAATCATCTAACTTATGTACCGAAATTATTGAATACTCAGATGATAAAGAAACTGCTGTCTGTAATTTGGCATCAATTGCTCTACCTGCTTTTGTTAATCAAGAAACTAAACAATTTGACTATGATAAACTTCATGAAGTTACTAAAGTAGCAACAAATAATTTGAATAAAGTAATTGACATCAATTTTTATCCTACTGAAAAAACAAAAAGAAGTAATTTCAGACATCGTCCAATTGGTTTAGGTGTTCAAGGATTAGCTGATACATTTATTTTAATGGATATTCCATTTCATTCAGAAGAAGCAAAAGAAGTTAATAAACTCATATTTGAGACTATATATCATGCTTCATTAGAGAGAAGTAATGAATTAGCTATTGAAAGAAGACAATTACTAAAAAATATTATGAATAATAAAAGTCGAAGTAATTTATTAGAATTAGTCTCTGAATATGAATATTCTGTATTAAAACGTAATAATAAAGATTTAATTGGCGCATATTCTACGTTTGAAGGTTCTCCAGCATCAAAAGGAATTCTTCAATATGATATGTGGTCTGTAGAACCAACACCAAACCGTTATGACTGGAATCAATTAAAAGAATCTATTAAACAATATGGTATCCGTAATTCTCTATTAGTTGCTCCGATGCCAACAGCATCAACCTCGCAAATATTAGGATTTAATGAATGTTTTGAACCAATTACAAGTAATTTATATAGTAGACGAACATTAGCAGGAGAATTTGTAGTAGTTAATAAATATCTCATGAAAGAATTAATTGATTTAGGTTATTGGAATGAAAAAATTAAAAATAATATTATTGCTAATAATGGATCTATTCAGCAATTAACTATTTTGTCTGAACATATGCGTAATAAATATAAAATAGTTTGGGAAATTCCTATGAAACATGTAATCGATATGGCAGCAGATAGAGGTGCGTTTATTTGTCAAAGTCAAAGTTTAAATTTGTGGGTAGAAGATCCAACGTATAATACACTTACATCTATGCATTTCTATTCATGGAAAAAAGGATTGAAAACTGGAATCTATTATTTAAGAAGAAAAGCTAGACATCAAGCACAACAATTTACAATTGAACCTGAATATAAAGAAAAAACGGAAGACGATGATGATGAAATTTGTGAAATGTGTTCTGCTTAAAAAAATAGTTTTATCCAATCTATTTAGTCATATCTAATTTTTTCTTCAAGATAAATTATAATAAAATATATTATAATTTATTACAATTGTCTATGCTAATATATCAAATTTACAAAATTTTTAAAGGTTTGACAATCCTCAATTAAATCTACATTAAATTTCAATTTCATATAACATCTTAACGTTACCACTATATCATTTAACGAATTATGTAAATTATTTGGTGTTGTATTAAATAATTTTTCATGTAATTCAATTAATTTTGGGTATTTTAAATATGGTCTTCCTAATTTATCTATAGCGCGAATATTACAAAATTCAATAGAATCTTTTAATGTACAACAAATATTTTTATAATTTGTTATATAAAATAAATTATCTCTATAAATTTTATTCGGTTCATTAATAAATGAATTTTTATAAATCATCCTAAGTAATTCAACTTTTACCATATTAATATCAAATTCAATATTATGACCAACTAATTTATCGGCTGTTTTTAAATCTTCAAAGAATTTATCTAAAACAACAGTAATATATATACCTGTTCTTGAGGTTATTTCATTTGTAATTTTATGAATTTTAGAAGATTCTTCTGATATAATAATTTTTTCAGAAATTTTTATTATATAGTCATTAGTTTCTGTAATTTCATTATCTCTCGTATCATAAATAATATAACTAAATTGAATTATATGTGGCCATAAATGTAACGTGTCTGGATTTATTATTTTGGTTTGCGGTAATCCAGTAGTTTCTGTATCAAACACTAGTACTCTCATTGTTTATAATAATATTAAGATTTAGGTTTAAGTTAGTTTAATAAGTATTTTAAGTATTTTATAAAAAAATTAAATTTAAATCAATTTTTTATTTATAAATTTTTATTTATAATTTTATTTATAATTTTATTTATAAATTTTTATTTATAAATTTTTATTTATAAATTTTTATTTATAAATTTTTATTACTTATACATAATTTTTACACGGCGCAAAAGTCCTCCTATGCCAAATTGTAATTCCATGTTCTTTTATTCCGTCTATATGTCTTTTAGCACCATAACCTTTATTTGAATCTATACCATAATGTAGAGATAATTCAGGATTATTTGCACATAATTCATCAATATATTTATCTCTTTCAACTTTTGCCAAAATAGAAGCAGCAGCAATAGAAGCATATTTATTATCGCCACCTTCTATTGTTAAATACGGAATCGTTTCAATTTGGTTTGTTTCTTTACTTAAATATGTTATTGGATTGAAATAATTACCATCAACTAATAAACTAAATGTATAATCTTTTTTCTCAAATTTATTTAGATTTTTTGTAATGGCATTGTATTTATTACGTACTTCGTGGATTGAATTATGCATAGCCATTTGAGTTGCTTGTAAAATATTAATTTCATCAATTTTTCTCTCGTCTTCATAACATACAGACCAAGCTAAAGCATTTGCTTTAACGTATTCAGCTGCTTCTTCTATTTTTTTTTTAGAATGAAATTTTTTACTATCTTTCACCATTGTAAGATCAAAACTATCATCTTTAGGTAAAATAACAGCAGCAGTATAAACTCTACCAAATAAAGGACCTCTTCCTGCCTCATCTACACCTATTTCAAAAATATTTTCTGTTTCATTATAACATTTTTTTAATGATGTTTTTTGCTTTATTACTTTCTCTTTAACCACTTTTTCTTTTACTACTTTCTCTTTAACTGGTTTTTCTTTTACTACTTTCTCTTTAACTACTTTTTCTTTAACTACTTTCTCTTTAACTGGTTTCTCTTTAACTATTGATGTATCTTTTATTTTTATTTTTTCTAGAATATATTCTTCTTCATCAGAAGAATCATCAATTATTTCTGCAGATTCATAATCTGTTTTCATTATTATTATAAATATCAATATATTTATATTAATTCATTCAATTTTAAATTCGATAAACTTTTTTCACTATATAAAATATACAATGAATACTGAAGCATTATTTCTTTTCCTAATTTTATTATTGGGTCTTGTCTTATGTTCGTTTTTAGGAGGTAATTGTGGAAGAGAAGGATTTACTGACGAAAATTCTAAAATGCCTTTAAAACAAATAAGATCACAATCTTCTGGAGCATCCACAGGTTATAGTAATACATTTGATAATTATAATCATTATACAGGAAAATCTACACAATTAGCGTCTGGTACTACATTTTACGGTGATAGAGGAACTACTGCGGTTGTTGTGAATAATAGCGATGGTACCCAAACTTTACAAATAACTCTACCTGGAATGTCTAATCCTGTTAATTTTAATCAATCTAATAATGAATCTAATAACGAATCAAGTGTTAAAGAAAGTTATACTAATTATTATGGAATGCATGGAACAGCTACTAAGTTTTATGGGCCTAACGGAGCTACAGCTACAGTAATAAACGCAAACAACGGACAACAGGCTATTAGAGTAGAAACGTCTGAAGGTGTTTATTTTTATAATACTTCAGGAGGTTTGACTAATACAAATACAGATACATCTACACAATATTATGGAAGCACTGGTTATCCTTTACAACAATCACAATATACATTTGCGGTACAAGGCAATAATCAATATTATGGCCCTAATGCGACATCTGTTGAAGGACCATATGGCGGTAGTGCTACTTCAGTTCAAGGACCTTACGGAGGTAGTGCTGGTTCTGTTCAAGGTCCTTATGGAAATACAGCGTATTACGCAGAAGGTCCAAATGGAAATAGCATTTCAGGAATAAATTCTAATCAAAATACAGATTATTATGATTCATTACCGCCTGGCATTCCAAGAAGTCAAATACCGCCCGGAAAAGAGGATTTATATATATTAAAATCTGAAATAGTTCCTCCTGTTTGTCCAGCATGTCCAGTATCAACAGCCGTTACACCAAGACAAGAACAATGTCCACCTTGTCCTGCATGTGCTCGTTGTCCTGAACCGTCTTTCGAATGTAAAAAAGTTCCTAATTATAACGCAATAAATAATGAATATTTACCTGCTCCTGTATTAAATGATTTCTCTCAATTTGGAATGTAAATTTAATTATTTATTTATTTAATAATATAAAAATACTTTTATAAATATTTTTATAGAAATGAATGATTATTTAAAAAATATTATCATATCTAAACTTTTTCTTATAGGAGCAATTAAATTGGGAGATTTTACATTGAAATCTGGAGAGAAGTCTAACATATATTTTGATATGAGAATTATCATTAGTTATCCATCTATTTTTAATTTAATATTTGATTATATTATTTTTAAATTTCCAGATTTATTAACAGATATTCAATATATTTGTGGTGTTGAATTTGGTGGGTTACCTTTTGCTAATTTTATATCATTTAAACAAAATATCTCTCAAATATTTATTCGTGACAATGTTAAAAATTATGGAACACAAAAAATAATTGAAGGACTATATGAAAATTTCGGTAGTTTATTATTAATTGAAGATGTAATTACAACAGGTTCTTCAATTAAAGAAAAACTTTCTATTATTAACGATAATAATATTAATATAAAAAAAATATTCGTTTTAATGGATAGACGAAAAGATATTAGCAATAAGTTTGAAGAAATTTCTATTTTTTCTCTCTTTAATGCCAATGAGATTAATGAATATATTGCTTCATTTGAACTAAACAACAATTTATTTTTTGAAAATGTCATCTCTAACAATATATATAAAAGAAGTATAATCAAAAAAAGTAATATAATTGTAGCATGTGATTTAACATCAAAACAAGATATTATTAATCTAATACATAAAATTGGTGAATATGTGATTGGGATTAAATTACATATTAATATTATATATGATTTTGATAGCGAATTTATACAACAATTAATTGATCTTAAAAAACAATATAATTTTTTTATCATAGAAGACGGTAAATTTGCTGATATTGGTAACATTGTTATACAACAACTAGACGGGTTTTATAAAATTAATCGATGGACGGATTTAATTACATGTCATTCAATTACTGGTCCAGGTATTTTTGAAAGTATTAATGACATATATCCTTCATTAGGTTTACTAGGAATTGTTGAATTATCTACCAAAAATAATTTAATAGATGATACCTATCTAAAAAATTCTGTTTCTATTGTTAAAAATAATAATGATATTATTTCTGGAGTAATATGTCAGGAAAAAGTTTTTAATTATATTAATAAATATGAAACACTTACTTTTTCACCAGGTATAAATCTAGAAGCAAATAACGATAAACGTGATCAAACATATAAAGATGGAACTAATAGCGGTATGTATTGGATTATTGGAAGAGGTATTTATAACTCAAATAATATTGTTAAGTCTTGTTTAAAATATAGAGAGAGAGCCTGGAATCATTTTATTAATTTTTAATATATAATTGACTTTTATTTATTATTTTATTTTTAAAATTTGTTTTATTCCCTCGTTTTAATACATTTTTTATCCATTTGAAATGTTGCTACTTTGTCTTCTTGTGGAACAATATTAATTACACATTTTGATTTTTTACCGTATAATGGTTCAGTACATCCTTTCTCTTTTTTCTTGCGTGTTTTATCCTTTTTAAATTTAAAAATTCTAGGCTTTTCTTCTGTACATCTTGATCTAAAATGTTCATATCTTTCTCTCACATCACAATAAGATAATTTAGATTTTTTACCTAACATTTTATTAACTAACTCATGTAGCTCATAAATATAACGAGAAAATGTTGCTCTATTTTTCATATGACACATTAATAATGGTTTTTGTTTTAAGTTGTTAGTTAAATTTATTCTACAATATTTACATGGTAATACATACCTTAAATTATAAATATAATCTTTGTAATGCTTTTTATCTTCTTGTGTAGGATTAATTGGATAATTAAAGCTCATCATATGTAAAAAATGCCATTGAGCAGGACCCCATGTAGAAGTCAACATACCATCACCAGAATTATAATCCTTTTTTGTAAATACATAAGTTTTCTTTGTTTTATTATGTGTATTCCTTTTTTTACGTGTTTGTGTCATTATATATTATTTAAATAAAATAAAATATAAATATTTTATATGGATACAGGTGAACATTTTAGTTTAACTACATTTACTGATACAACAAAAAGAGTATGTACTTGTTCGGCTATCTCAATATTTTTAATTGTTTTATTCATAATAAGCCCTTTAAGCAATTTTTTTGTTACTTCACTTGTAATGAAATTGATTACATTATTAATACTAATTTACACAATATATTTAAATAACCAACAAACAAATCTTTTGAATAATGCTAATAATATGACACAATCGAGAGAAGTGAAATCTCAACTAAATATAAATATACTTTGTAGTTATATATTTACATTATTTATTGGGTTGCTTATTATTTTCGTGATTAAAAGTTTTTTCTAATTTAGGAGATGTTGTTTTTAATTCTAATAATTTTGTATAATATAATTTATCATTTATAAAATTATATTTATTTATCTCTATAAGTTGACCTGTATTTGTTCTAAATAACATATGGTAGTTCTATTTAAATAATATATGATAATCTTTAAATTGTATTCGTTTAAAGATAATCTTAATTTCTTTTAGAATATATATAAATGGCAAAATTTGTTAATTTCAATTCAAGAATGATACCAATCGAACCAGAAGATCAGGGTATTTTTTCACGTGTAATGTCAGCAGGCGCTAATATGAGTTCAAATATGTGGATTATAATAAGTATAGTTATATTATTTATAATTATAGGATTGTTTTGTTATTTTTATTATTTATCTCCTATATTAAAACCAAAATATCAACATAATTCAGAACAAGGACCAAACGATTCTGGAAACGGAAATACTGCTGAATTGTTATTTTTTTACGCTGACTGGTGTCCTCATTGTAAAGCGGCAAAACCCATTTGGAATGATTTAAAAGCAGAATATGAAAACAAAACAGTTAACGGCTACAAAATTATATTTACTGAAATAGATTGTTCAGAAGAATCAGCTGAAGTAGAAAAAATGATGAATCAATATAACGTTGAAGGTTATCCAACAATAAAATTAATAAAAGATGGACAAGTTATTGAATATGACGCGAAACCATCAAAAGACGTGTTAGTTAAATTTTTAAATACTGCGCTCTAATTCTTCTAAAAATTTGATTGCTATTTGAATGCCATTGTTGAATAAATCACGCCTTATTTCAATGTTACTCAATGAATTTTTAAGAATATCTATTGTTAAATATTCAACATCTAATATAACTTCATTTTTTATGGTTGGTTGTGAATGATCTATACTTACACTCGTTACAGCTTTAAATAAAAAATTTAATATGAAATCGAATAATGTTGATTCATTATTTATATTAGTTTTTTCACTACTATATTTATTTTTAAAACCAAGTATTTCATCATTTTTTTTACCCGATTCTATACAATAAATTAAGGGATAATTACAAGCAATACCCCCGTCAATAAAACATTTATCTTCAAGACAAATGGGTGTAACTAAAATTGGTAATGCACAGGTCATTTGAATAGCTGTCATAAGCGATAAAGATGGATGTGTAATATGTGAAATGTCATATAATTTATATTCATTGATTTCAAAAGAATACATATGTAATTCTATTTTTGTAAGATCATAAAAATCTTGTAAATTTATATCTATATTTATATCTTTAGCGTCGAATAATGGTTTAAAACATTTTTCAATTATTTTTATGTCAAACAATCCTTTTTTTGTATAGGAATCAAATATGATTTGAGGATTAATTTTAAAAACATCGTGCCATGGTCGTTTAATTATATAATCATTAATAGTATTCCAATCAAATTTTAAACATATTAAAACACCAACTATGGCGCCAGCTGAAGTACCATATATCGTTTCAATTTCATTTATGTTGAAAAACATATTTTTTTCGAGGTGTTGTAATATTCCTAAGATTTCGATCATAATAGGTCCTCCTCCTGAAATAACCAAATGTTTAATTGTCATATTGTGTTAAATGGATGAAATATTTTTAAATTAATATTAAAATGATTTAGAATAAAATTTAATTAAATTTTGTATTTTTTTTTCACATAAAATACAAAATGTCTAATATATTTACGCTTGAGAATATTGAAGATTTTTCTGAAAAAATTAATATAGATGAACTCTACGAAAAGAAAAGACAACAAGATTTAAATAAGTTAGCATTATTTAACAAATTATTAAATCGCGTTCATGTTAAAATCAGAACAGTATCAAGACAAAAAGCAAATGAACAATTTTGTTGGTTTTTAGTTCCTGAAACTATACTAGGTGTTCCAAAGTACGATCAAGGTGCGTGTATAGCTTATCTAATGGATAAATTAAAAACGAGTGGCTTTAATGTCCGTTATATCCATCCAAATTTGCTCTTTATTTCATGGTTACATTGGATACCGAGTTATGTGAGAAATGAGATACATAAAAAAACAGGTATTAAAATTAATGAATATGGGGAAAAGATAGATGAAACTAATGAAGATAGAATGATTACAAATGATTCAGCAGATCCAAATGAATATTTATTAAAACAAAATGATGATAATAAAAGGAGTAAAACACAAAAGAAAGAATATACACCAATAAAATCTTATAAACCTTCAGGAAATTTAGTATATGATGACGACATTTTAAATAAAATAGAAGATAAATTTGTTTAATGTTCTTTAAGTGGTTTTATTTATATATATTATTTTCATACTTAAAGACAATTACACTACATTTATGTAGGGAAAATCAGCGGTTTTCTGAAAAATGCCTTCAAAAAAGTTCACTACACATGTAGGGAAAAGATTCCTTTTCTTTTTCATAAAGTATTTTGGTTTTTTCAAAAATGGACAAAAATAAATGTCCAAAAATAGAAAATCCAAAATACTTTATGAAAAATGAATGGATTCGCTGCATAATGAAAAATTATGGTCTGGTCACAGAAAAAATAATTTTATTTTTGTTACGATAATTTTTTTTTTAAATTTTAAAAAACTATTTAGAAACTTTTTCGTCACTTAATTTATGAACGAATCAGTGACATTTAGTTGCCAAAAAGTTGCTCCCAAATATATTTGTAATTTTTGTGATTATAATACGGATAAAAAAAGTAGTTATGATAAACATTTACAAACCAAAAAACATTTAGAGACGTTTGGTGACAAAAGTTGCTCAAAAGTTGCTCAATACAAATGTAAATTTTGTTCTAAGGTTTATAATTCAAGAAACGGATTATGGGTTCATACAAAAAAATGTAATAATACAAATGATATTAACAGTGATATTAATAATATTAACAATGATATAAATAACGATATTAATAACAGTTTAAAAAATGACTCTAGTAATAAAGATATTATTATGATGTTAATAAAACAAAATACTGAACTTATGGAATTACTAAAAAATGGAACACATAATACTAATATAACTAATACAAATACTAATTCACATAATAAAGCATTTAATCTGAATTTTTTCTTAAATGAAACATGTAAAAATGCTATGAACATTACAGATTTTGTTGATTCTATAAAACTAGAATTAAACGATTTAGAAAAAGTTGGAGAGATAGGTTATGTAGAAGGTATTTCTAATATTATTATTAAAAACTTAAATGCTCTTGATGAAACTGAGAGACCTGTTCATTGTACCGATAAAAAAAGAGAAACTATTTATATAAAAGATCAAGGTCAATGGGAAAAAGAAGATGATAATAAAAGTAGACTTAAAAAAGCTATTAATAAAATAGCACATAAAAATATTAAGTTGATTACTCAATTCAGAGAGAAATATCCTGAATGTAGAAAATATGAATCACGTTTATCTGATAAATATAATAAGATGATAATTGAAGCGATGGGTGGTTCTGGAGATAACACTGCAGAAAAAGAGGAAAAAATAATAAGAAATATAACAAAAGCCACCACTATTTCTCAGAAATAAAAGTATTGAAAGAACGATACACTACATATATGTAGGTATTTCTGGTTTTTTTTGAAAAAAACGGTGTAAAAAGTCCACTACATATGTAGGGAAAAGATTCTTTTTCTTTTTCATAAAGTATTTTGTATTTTTTTTTTTGGACATTTATTTTTGTCCATTTTTGAAAAAACCAAAATACTTTATGAAAAAAGGAAAGATTCGCTGCATAATGAAAAATTATGGTGTGATAACAAAAAAAATAATTTTTATTTTGTTACGATAATTTTTAAAATTAAAAACTTAAAGTTAATTTCTTTTTTTAAATTATGGAAACTTTAGGAAACATTACTCAGCAAAATTCAGCGAAAAAATTCTGTTGTAAATTTTGTGATTATAATACAGATAGAAAATGTAATTTTGATGCTCATTTAATTAGCAAGAGACATGTAATAAATTCAGCAATGGAAACAAATGGAAACCAAATTCAGCGAAAATTCAGCGAAATAAATTATTCGTGTGAAAAATGCCAAAAACAATTCAAGAATCGTTCTGGATTATGGAAACATAAAAAAAATTGTAAAAATGTAAATAACATTAATAATAAAGATCATGAAAATTTAATAAATAAAGATGAACTCATTATGCTTTTAGTTAAACAAAATGCGGAACTCATTAAAGAACATACAGATATAAAAAATATGATGATCGAACAACAAAATATGATGATAAAAGTTATAGAAAATGGAACTCATAACACTAACATAACTAATACAAATACCAATTCACATAATAAAGCATTTAATCTGAATTTTTTCTTAAATGAAACATGTAAAAATGCAATGAACATCAATGATTTTGTTGATTCAATTAAACTTCAATTATCAGATTTAATGGAAGTTGGAGAATTAGGATATGTCGAGGGGATTTCTAAAATTATTGTAAAGAATTTAAATGCGTTAGATGAAACAGAAAGACCAGTTCATTGTACTGATAAAAAAAGAGAGACAATTTATATAAAAGATCAAGGACAATGGGAAAGAGAAGATGATAATAAGAGTAAACTTAAAAAAGCTATTAATAAAATAGCACATAAAAATATTAAACTAATTTCTCAATTTAGAGAGAAATATCCAGATTATAAAAAATATGAATCAAACATTTCAGATAAGTATAATAAAATGATAATAGAGGCTATGGGTGGTGCAGGAAATAATAATGCTGAAAAAGAGGATAAAATAATAAAAAAAATTACAAAAGCAACTACTATTTCTCAAAAATACATTCTTTAAATTGTTTTATAAATATTATTGTTAACTATATTAAAGAGGTTAAATATAACATCTTAATTGTACGTTATATTTCACAAAAATTAATTTTATTTTACATAGTTAAGAATTTATATATAAGAAAAATTATAGATATAAGAAATATAGATATAAGAAATAATAATTATAATATCTCATATTAATTTATATGAAAACATTAAAAAAAATAAATAAGATCAGAAATAAAACACAAAAAAACAACGATAAATTGTTGAAAAAAATAGATAATTTTACAGAAGAACAAAAACAAATAATATGTAAAAAATATCCTAATGTTTATACCACATTTGAAGATAAAGTTGAAAAGTTGTTTAAAAAAAATAAAATAGATATATTAGCTGCTACTTATAATTTGGAAAAGGAAGTAGTTAGAGAACTTAAAAAGGCAATCAGTCCATCAAAAATAACACCTAATAATGATTTTTATTCATATATAAATGAAAGATGGTTAAGTGATTATAATGTAGAAGAACATCATAAATATATAATTCAAGTTGACAATTTTAGGTTAGTTCAAGATAAAGTTTATAGAGAACTTATTGAAATTATTGAAAATTATTTAAAAGATTCTAATTTTAAAAATACAAAAAAAGCAGTATGTATAAAAAACGCTTATGAATCTTTTAAAATAAAAAATACAAATGAACAAACAAGATGTCTCGCAAACATTTATGTTAAATATATAGATGAATTGAGAGCATCAAAAGATAACGTTTGGAAAATACTAGCAAAATCTAATCAGAACGAAATTGTTTCTTGGGGAAGTCCATTTGTATGGTCAATAAATCCTGACGATAAAAACCCAAAAATATATAAATGTTATATTGAACCGCCACAAGTAACATTGCTCGATTTAGATATATATTTTGATGATCCGGATGATACTGAAGATAATAAAAAATATAAGGAAAAATACAGAAACGAGTATTTTAAATTTTTAAATAGATTATTTATTTTGGCATTTGGAGAGAACCATGGGTACAATATTAAAGATGTTTATAATTGTGAATATGAATTATTAAATGCTATGTCTTGTAATTTAATTAAAGAAGAACATAATGATCATTATAATTTGATAACAAAAGAAGAAGCAAAAGAACATTTTCAATTCGATTGGGAGAAATTTTGTAAAGAATTAGGTTTTAATAGAGTACCAGATAGTTTTATTACTTCGAATATTAATTATTTATTATGTGGTACAAAATTATTTATAGAAAAATGGGATAGTGAACAGTGGAAAACATATTGGATATATCTTTATATTAGACAACAATGTAGATGGGATGAAGAAGGTAGTAAATTATCATATGAATTTCAGGGTAATTTTTTACGCGGACAAGAGCAAATAGTTGACCCGATTATACATCCGATATTTGGAATGGGTTTTACATTTAATACATTTTTAACAAATGAATACATAAAACATTATAAAAACCAACAATCTATCGATTATGTTAAAACGATGATAGAAGATTTAAGGATTGTATTCATGAGAATAATTAAAAGAAATAATTGGATGCAACCAAAAACTAAAGAAATAGCATTGGAAAAATTGAGAGAAATAAAATTTATAGTTGGATCACCTAAATTATTAAGGGAAGACCCATTATTAGATTATAAACCTGATGATCCTTGGGGTAATTTGATTAAAATGGCTATATGGAGACATGAAAAAGCGATAGAATTAGTAAATAAAAATATAATCGATATTCCAGTAATAGATTGGTCTGAATATCCACCGAAATTCGTGAGTACTCAAGCTTATGTAGTAAATGCTATGTATACACCAACCGAAAATACAATATATATACCATTAGGTTATATTCAAAAACCGTTTGTAGATTTAGACGAAAGAGGTATAGAATATAATTTAGCACATATAGGTTTTACTATTGCGCATGAAATGTCTCATGCTCTTGATGATTTAGGAAGTAAATACGATAAAAATGGTGTATTAAGTGATTGGTGGACAGAAAAAGATAAAGATGAATTTTATAAAATACAAAATAACATAATTAAACAATATGAAAAATATGCATTATACGATGGAATTAAATTTGACGCTTGGCCTAGTATTGGTGAAGATTTAGCAGATTTAGCTGGTTTTGCTATATGTCAAGAATATTTAAGGGATTTTCAATTAAAAAATCAAGATGTATTACCTATTCAGTCCGTTTCTTTTAGGTCATTTTTTATATATTTCGCAATACAATCGAGACAAAAAATTTCTAAAAAAGCTATTTTAGCGCAGTTAAAAACAAATCCACATCCTTTAGATAAATATCGTTGTAATGTTCCATTATCAAGGTCAAGAATATTTAGGGCAATTTACAATGTAAAAAAAGGAGATAAAATGTGGTGGAATTCTTTTAGCAATGTCTGGACAGATTAAAAATTATTGTAAAAATAATATCAAAAAATTAAAATATTTAGAAATTAAATAATCCTGTCGTTTAGAAATTTTTTCTTGATAGTTTATATAAATGGCAAGAACTCATAGACGTCGTCATAGTCATCGTTCAAGATCTAGATCAAATACTCGTAGTCGTAGTGCTGCTCGCAGTGCTGCTCGTAGTGCTTCCGCTGCTGCTTCTCGTACCGCTTCTGCTGCCCGCACTGCCTCTGCTGCTGCTTCTCGTGCTG